CAATCAATCAAAATAAAATGGAAAAGAAAACAAAAATCTACTGTGGAAGCGGTAAAAAAAAGAACGACACTTGGCTGCAAATCACTATCAATCCTGATAAGATTAAGGATTACATCCAAGAGTACAATGGATCAAAGTTCATTAAGCTCAACATCAATCTACTCGGAGAGCCAGATAAGTTCGGTAAAGACGTTCAGGTCTCAGTTGATACCTATGAGCCGAAAGAAAAGAAATCTGATTTACCCTTTTAATGTATCTAACTGAGGACATCATAGGAGCATCTTCTCGGATAGTCTATGGTCGCAAAGGCGATAAGGTAGAAGTAATCAGAAAAGAACTCGACTTATGTTTTGTAAACAATCACGGAAACCGTTTCTTTGTACGCTATGAAAAACTCTCAGAAGAAAAAGTTAACCCCTCTCCCGAAGCTACTAAAGAAAGCACAGGAAAAGTTCAACGCTCACGTAAGGGAAAGAGATAAAGACTTCGGTTGTATTTCTTGCGGAGCAGAGGTTCAGCAAGCAGGACACTATCACTCACAAGGGCAACATAGCGGACTAAGATTCGGTCTCCCTGATTCGTTAGCATACTATAACACGAATGGTCAATGTATCAGGTGCAATATGTTCCTATCTGGTAATCTGATTAGATACCGATTAGGACTTGTATCGAGATACGGAGAAGATTTCGTAAAGGAATTAGAAGAATATGCTTTAGAGAATCCGTTAAAGAAATGGACACGAAGCGAACTTGAAGAAATAATAAACTACTACAAATGACTCACGGATCACTATTCTCAGGTATAGGAGGCTTCGACCTGGCTGCTGAATGGATGGGGTGGGAAAACAAATTTCATTGTGAATGGAACGAGTTCGGTAAGAAAGTTCTTAAATATCATTTTCCAAAATCAATAAGCTATGATGACATCACCAAAACAGATTTCACTATTCACAGAGGAAAAATCTCAGTCCTTAGTGGAGGATTCCCTTGTCAGCCCTATTCACTCGCAGGAAAGCGAAAAGGCAAAGAAGATGAGAGACATCTCTTCCCAGAAATGCTTAGAGCAATTAGGGAAATTCGCCCCAAATGGATCGTTGGCGAAAACGTTCACGGAATTATTAATTGGAATGGAGGATTGGTATTCCACGAGGTGCAGTCTGATTTGGAAGCTGAAGGGTACGAAGTATTCTCGTATGTATTGCCAGCTGCGTCCATTAACGCACCGCACCGCAGAGACAGAGTCTTTTTTATTGCCAACTCCAACAACAACCGATTCAACGGATATGACTGCAAATCTGAAGTCGAGTCAAACATCGGAAGGATCAATGCATTCTATGACATTAACGAGATGTCTTGTGAAAGGATTACTACCGACACCAATGGCATCCGATTGCGGAGAGAAAGTGACAGGATTGGAGAATCAAAATTCGTTAGTAAAAATGAGTCGGGAAATTACTGGCAAACCTTCCCAACTGTCTCCCCAATTTGTTCTGGAGATGATGGGCTTTCCGATAGATTGGACTCTATTACCTTTTCTAAATGGAGAAAGCAAACAATAATGGCAGGAGGTAATGCAGTAGTACCTCAATTAATTTATGTACTTTTCAAAACTATACAACAATATGAATCAAGAACAAACTAAACAACTAATCGAACTCGTAGATAAATACTGCGAGTCTTATGGAATTACTCGCAAAGATTTATTCGTAACATCAGGAGGCAAGAAAAGAAAAGTAATAGGGCCAGTAAGCCTCTCAACTATGCGGATGGCTCTCGGACATTACATCTATCATAATTACCCTGTAACTTTAACGCAGATAGCAAGGCTTATCGGATATAACGACCACTCCGTAATAAGCTATCACTACACCAAAATAAAGAACTACATAAAGAATAATGATATAGTCTTTATGAGTTACTATAACAATCTTCTGGAAGTAGCTAAAGAATATCCACCACACATAAAGATTCAACGAGTGCCATATAAGAACTTTATCGTACTACCTAAAACAAACGTATGAGACAAACTATATGTACCTGGATGCTTAGTGAATTAACTAAGATACATTCATCAGCAGATATAAAATCTTTAGATGATTCAGTTAAAGATGTTGAGTATATTTTGAAAACCGCTCTAAGCCTTGAGCAAGAACAATTAAAAGAGGCTTGGAATGATGGATATAAAAAGGCACAGCAGGATATAGTTACGAATAGTTTTTCTACCTTTGAACAATACCAAAATGAAAAAAATGGCTAAACGTTTTACTGATACCGAGATATGGGATAAGTCTTGGTTTATGTCTCTTTCCCCTAAGATGAAATGCTTTGTAAAGTACGTTAGAGATAAGTGCGATATAGCAGGTCTCTGGCATCCTAATTACACTCTGGCTTCCGTTTATATCGGAGAGCAAGTCGATGAAGATGATCTACTCTTAGTCGATGATGGCGAGCAGTTTGAGAAGCTATCCGATGGAAAAATTCTCTGCAAGGGATTTATAGACTTCCAATACGGAGGTAAGTTAAATCCTACAAGTCCGATTCACGCTAAGGTGATTTCTATTCTTGAGAAGTATAACCTACCTATCGAAGTTAAGAAAGTATCTCAAAGCTTCAACGCACCGAGTTACACCGATGTTTACAATGAGATGAAGGAGAAGTTAAGCGATGCTCAAAAGTGTAAAATAGAAGCAGAGAAATTCATTAACTACTACGAGTCTAATGGATGGATGATAGGCAGGAATAAGATGAAGTCCTGGCGAGCATCTGTAAGCACCTGGCTTAACCGAATCAAACCTGAATCTAAAGTACGCAGCGAATCAATTAAAGAGAAACTAAACGAAATTCAAAACCGAAAATTTACCGACATATGAAACAAACAGCAGTAGAATGGTTGCTTGAAAACATTGCTTACATACCTATGGGATTTGAAATTGATATTATTAAACAAGCCAAAGCAATGGAGAAAGAGCAGATAGTTAATGCAATAAATGATGCTCAAAATCCACTTATTATTCATCCTATATGCTTTAATAGAATTGGGAAAACCGATTTAACTTTAGGTGATTGTTATTATAATGAAATTTACACAAATGAGTAACGCAGCCTTTGACTATTTAAGAACATTCAAGCAAGTAAGCGAAGAGACCGAGGATTTAGTTATCCGTAAAATCAGAACTCGCTATCCAGAATTAACAATGAAGAACGTGATAGAGTGCTTCGAGAATGGAGTATGCGGAGACTACGGAGATTACTATTCTCTTGATCCTCGAACTTTGCTCAGTTGGGTTAGTAAGTTCACTAACAATAATTCGCAAAGTGATAGATACCTGAATCAACCTCTCGTGAATCCAAGCCTACAAATAACCGACATAGGATATCCTACAAGTCCTGAGCAATGGATGAGAGAGACTAATAAGGCTTATGTAAGCTATCTGAATAACGGAGATGTAAGTCTATTTCATCCTGACATCTACGATAGGTTAAGCCTCGACCAACGAATCGACAGAGATGCCTGTACTCCTTACATAGCGAAGAACTATCACGTTCCTTATGCAAAACAAACCGCAGTAGGTAATTACTTCAAAGCTTGCAAAGTAAACGGACTTAGTTTAATCTATACGCTATGACATACGAGCAGCATTTAATTAACCTGAGCTTCTACTACGCTAACGAGTACCAAAAAGACGGAAGGCATTTCCTTAATACTTACAGAAAGTTTAAGTCTATACGTACAGTCTGCGAAGCAATAATCGCTGCGTATAAAAGTCAGGGAGCGTATCAAGAGATGGATCAAGAGCAAATAAACTTTAAGCCTTACGCATACAAATACTACGAAGGAAAAGAGGCTCAGAACTTAGCGGACATTCTTTTAATCATCTATAATTTAACCAAATGAAAAAATGCACAATCTGTAAGCAGAATAAACACTCAGGAGATTTTTACTTTATCAAGAGCGGTAACTACTACTCTCCCCATTGTATTCAATGCGAGAAAGTAAAAGCAAAAGAAAGAAGGAATAGTAATCCCGATGGATGGATAGGAGTTATCTGCGGTACTGATGATTGGATGAAACACTACTTTTTATGAAAAATAGTATAGTAAAAAACATTGATTGTATGGTTGGGATGGCTGAATATCCTGACAAATACTTTGATTTAGCAGTTGTTGATCCTCCATATGGACTTGGAGATAGATTAATAAAAGGTGGAGCAAAAGGTGGAATGGGTACTTTAAGAAAATTGGCTGATAATAAAGTAATAATTTGGGATGAAAAAATACCTTCATTAGAGTATTTTAACGAATTAAAGAGAATCTCTAAATATCAAATTATTTGGGGAGGTAATTATTTTTTAGATTACTTAAATAAAACTGATGGATTTATTGTCTGGGATAAAATGAACGGAACTAATCCAATGGCTGACGCTGAACTTGCTTGGCAAAACATAAAAAGCACTACAAGAATTTTTAGGTGGCATCATTTTAGCGGAGAACGAACAGTTAAAATACATCCAACACAAAAGCCAATCGCACTATACGATTGGATTTATTCAAAATACTTGCCTAATGGAGGCAAAGTAATTGACACGCATTTGGGATCAGGTAGCAATCGAATAGCAGCCGACAAATCCGGGAACATTGACTTTGTTGGGTATGAATTAGACAAAGATTATTTTGAGGCACAAGAAAAAAGATGGGCAGAATATAAAATGCAACAAAGACTATTTTAATGAACGAAGAAATACTCTTTAACCTAATCAAGTCAGTAATCCCTGACCTGCAAAGGACTGACCAATTCAGCTACCGAGATGCTTACTCTCCGAAGCACGATTTAACTATCGAACTCAAGTGCAGACATAAGCACTACGATACGCTTCTAATCGAGAAAATGAAGTGGGATAAACTCGTAAAGCACAAAGAAGTAAGATACATAAGCTCTACTCCTATCGGGATATTCGCCTTTGATCTAAAATCAATCCCCGAACCTATGTGGGTAAATATGGATATGCCACACACTACCGAGTTCGAGGATAGGGATAAAGTAGGAAAATTGGTAGGGTTCTTATTTATTCAGCAGGCTCAAGACCTTACACACCTTCTGAGACGCATTTAGAGGCGATTTAAGAGCCTATCTCAGTTCAGTTAACCTGAACCCCATATCCCACAAGAAACGAGCCGTTTTCGAACTTTCTTTGCGTACCTTAGTTTCCGACCAATCGGGATGCTTTAGGTGGAAATGTTCGTGAAGTGCGTATAATAAGTACCTATACCCAGATAACCGCTCATCTAACTCCATTACGTTATCTTCTGTATGAGCGAGTCCGTAGGCTCTCTCCTTCCCTAACTTCCGATGGATAACCTTATGAGGGTTCTTCTTCTGTGTCATAGAAGTTACTTTTATAGATTTCACGCATACCGATATGGATAATATACAGAGCCATTAACTTAATCTCCTTCAGAATCATTCGCTCCTCTTCATCGCATAGTCCCATATCGTATTCTGATATGGCATTAATTGCGTTGAAGGCTGCTCCTATATCTTCGTGAGGAGTAGTAAAGTTTGGTATCTGCTCATCTACTTCCATCAGTAGTCGGTTTTAATGCGTGGTATTCCTTTCTTTGATTTGAACTCCCGAAGGTCTTTCTCGATGTTCTGTCGGCTTTCCTTTCGATACTTCTCACACAGAGGCTCAAGGATTGATAATCTCTCCGCTGCTTCGAGCTTGCTCAACATTTCCTGAATTTGCTTCTTGAGAATCGGTGTGTCTTTGTGTCCCATTTTTGATTTTATTTATTGCTGCTTTCAAATATAAACATTTATCTAAGCACTCTTCGTAGGCTTCCTGTAGCCAGTTTACTAATTCGTAATCCTCACGATCCATAGTAGTACCATAGGTGATAAGTCCTTTCTCTTCTTGCTTACGAATGTCGCTTATTACTTCTTCTCCTATCTTACTCATTTGTCGGTTTTATCGTGATAGTGATGGCATACTTTACACTTATACTGAATCTTTTTAAGTCCAGAAGCGTTCGTTCTGCGTTTGTAAATTACTAACTCATCAGAACCGCACTCAGGACAAGAACCTCTATCTTGACCGAAGATAACTCCGTAATGGGTTTTCCTATCAATGTGAGTGGATAATTTTTTATGCACCTGCTCCAAAAGACTTACATCCATCTTGCAATACTTGACCATATAGTTCATAGCCTTTTGGTCTTTATGCAGTACGATGTTCTTCCACAGATTAAAATCGGTCTTAATCTTGTGTCCGATTCCTAAGTATTTAGCTATGTAGTCTAACCGATTAGAATTAAAGCGAAACTTAGAACGAGCAACCTTTAAGGTATCAATTGTAACGTACTTAGGAAACATAGATATCTGATGGAATAAACACCGAGTACGAATCCAAGCAAGGTCAAACTTGTCTCCGTTGTGTCCTACTAACTCATCGGCTTGGTTTGCTATCTCGATGAACTTTTCGAGCATAGCTTTATCATCTTGGTTTTCATCCCAAGTTAAACCGTGAACCTGGCGGTCATCTTCCCACTTATAACAGATGCAGATAATCGCTCTCTCCTTAATGATATTGGAGTAGTCGATGTTTTGTTTGTAGCCTGCAGTCCAAAATAGACCGACGTTGGGTGAAACTTCCACGTCAAAGTAGAGTCTCCTTCTTTTAGATTGCAACATTTATTAGCTTTAAGATAGGTTTGCGTAGAATGTAGATACTGAATAAAATAATCAGACCCCAAAGATTCCACCATCTTTTCTTAGCTAATTCTTTCCAATGTAGTAACTCTTCTTTCAGTTCGTAGGTAGATTCTTTGTAGGCTTCTATTTCTTTTTGCAGAAGATTGATTCGAGCATTATCAACCACCACACTTTTAATCGTATCACGAATAGTGATAGTTCGAGTGATAACTTTCGGAACACGGATAGTATCTGTTTTTTCATTGATTTGAATTTGAGTTTCATAAGTAGTATCGTATAAAATCGTAGTATCGCTCTTCGTAATTATCGTGGTATCGTTCGCACAATATCCAGACTTAACTACCACCTCAGCTACTTTATCGAGCTTCTCCTTATCCTTTAGAACCTGCTTGACAGGATTACACGATAGGATAGAAATAATAGCGCAAATGATAAGGATAACATATCCTACAATCAAAACATTCGTTGCATCGTCTTTCCAATTTCTCATAAACTTTTCAGCATTTGAATCATCTTAGGATGAGGGTAGATATCTACCTTATCTGCTCTCACAGAGTTATGAGTAAAGACTCCTGCCTCTCCTCGTAATGCTCTCTGAGTAACAGTCCATATATCTTCGTTATACTTCAAAGGTATTCCATAACGCTGATTCCACAATACCAATAACTGACGCACGCTCTCTATCTGAGCATCAGTATAATTATGAAAGTAAATATGTCGCTTATACGGAACATCTAATTTTATAACCTCCTTCTCAGGAACTTCTCCTCCTACATAGTTGTAGAACTTACCACCTGTGAAAGATAACTGACCCCAATTACAAATTTCAATACCGATAGAATACTTATCTAAATTAGTATAAGGAACTCCGTAAGCATCGAATACAGACCGCTTTATCCCTAAATGATAAGCCCAATACTTAGAGGAGAAACCTTGTACGATTTGCCCATCTACTGCACCGAGTCCAGAGATACAAACACAAGTAGCTACCCTCTCAGGATTGGATGCCCACCACTTAAAGGTATTCTCTCCATTAGACCTACCTGCGGTATGATGCAGATAGATTTGCTTCTTAGGATGTTCTTCTCTAAGATACTGAGTGATAGGAAAATCAATCTGCTTGAGGTTCATCGGTAAAAAAGTTTGATATGAATTTACCTACTACCGCTAAACACATTACAATAGTACCCAAAATGGGATGACCACTTAAAACTATGATCCCTGCTCCGAATGTACCAGAGGCTGCTAACGAATCTCCGAGGACTCTCATTCGTTTAGGAGTAGGAGAGAAATAGTGCTTCCAACCAAAAGATAGTTTGCTCATTCTCTGTCTTTTTTGTTTTGTAATTGGATTGCGATGTTGTTAATTGCTCTCTCGATTTTATCGAGCTTCTGATTGATGTAGTCATCTTCTTTTTCAATCATACTAACTCTAATCTCTAACTCTTTAAGTTTAAGAGTAATCTTCGTGTAAATAGTAATCAAGCCGACTAATATAGCGATGGCTTGACCTACTAAAAACAAAACTAAATCTGTCATTTTTTACTATCTATCAAGTCAAATAATTGAGGATAGAACTCATCAGTCTCGATAGTTTCCAATGCTTCTAAAGTCAGGTCTGTACCCCACAGAGTAGAAATATCTACGTTCTTCTCTGCGGTAAGTAAATCGAAATGCTCTTGATTGAACGACTCGATACTTTCAGCAGGAATAAGCATTGAATCTCCTTCCTGCTTTCCGTACTTTTCGAAGAGTTCTTTTTTAGCATCCTCGTAGAGTTTTACCTCATCGGATACTACTTTGTTCAATCTTTGCAGATAGACCTTACTCTTTAAGGACATTTTCTGTTTCAGGATACCGAGGCTAACGACTTCGCTTCCCTCTTTTGTTTGCTTTGTTACTCCGTTAAGTTCGTAGTAGAGATTGATTACTTCGTGCAGTTTTAATGTCATATTAGGTATTTTTAGTAAATAGATAAACTTAGATAATTGTCAGGCTCAACTGATTTGCACCCCAAATATAGGCAGCATCATTTGAACCATCCCAATCAAGATAAGAATCTGCTTCCAAAGATAGGTTACCCTGAGAAACCTGAGTCAGAACTTCATTACCTTCTGCATCTTGACTTACTGAAAGAAGTTCGTAGTAAAAAGAAGCGGAGCTTTCCAGATTGTCAAAAACCGAGTTCATATTAAACTTAGTAGCGGACTTTACTTCTCCGTTCTGCCATACGTTAACTGATTGAATTGTTTTCATTTTGTTTTTATTTTAAGAGTTAGTGAGTTGCTACCCAATTTGTACCATCGTACACGTTTAGTTTATTGTTTGTGGTATCATAAACAACCAAGCCAGCGGCTGGGGTTGCGATTGCCACCATTTGTGCATTGGTCATTCTTGGAGGTAGGAAACCTTTTGTGGTGCTTGTGGCTTCAATAATAGCTGATGCATTCAATGAAGTAGAACCTACAAAAAGTCCACCATTCACGTCAAATCCAGATAGGACAGTTGAACTACTATTTTCAATTTGCAAAGAATTAGCAGTTTGAGAAGCTATGTTTCTCACTGCAAGAGTAGCAGCCGTAGTTGACCAAATGTTAATAAGTGTAAAATATCTACTCGACTGATTTGTAGCAGAACCAAACACCCATCTTACATTACCACTATCAAAGTTCCAATTATTACCTCCTATATTGCCAGTGAATAATGCAGTTCCAGTAAATCTCGAAGTTCCGTTTACATCAAGTTTATATGAAGGGGAAGTAGTACCAATTCCTACGTTTCCATTTACAGAATTTGATGCAGCAACAAGCAATAAATCTCCGTTAGGATTAGCAATTAACGGAACTCGGAAACCTCCACCTACCATTGAGCCATTT